GGCGCAGTATGTGGTGGGTGACCGCAGCAGCGGCACGGTATGGGCTTCAGAAGTGCTTTCCTTTACCGGGGAGCTGAACCGCTCCTGCACGGCGGACTTGATTTTAGGAATGCACGCCGATTCCTATTGGTACGCGGGCGGCCTGGACGACTGGTTTCTGGACTGCGACACCCAGCTTACCGCAGAAGATTTGGAAAATTACTTTCTTTCCTCCCTCTGCGCCAACGGCGGCGATACCTCCGGGGATGTGGACGGCATCACGGAGCCGGGGGCGGTCACGCTCCGGGCTTCAAGCGGTGTTTATCCTTCGGAAGGTGTTCTGACCACAGCGGCGGCGGACTGCAATCTCTCCGGCACCGGGCGTGTGTCTGTGACAAGCGAGTATATCTCCGGCACCACGGTGGTTTCCCTGGTGGAGACTTCCACCAGCGATGACCTGGAGGAATGGAGCGATTGGGCGGCAGTCCCCGCTGACGGGCGACTGGCGTCCCCCAACCGGGCGTATATCCGCTTCCGGGTGACGCTGACTACAAGCGACACCTCCCGGACACCGAAGGTTATCGACATCCGGCTCTATGACATCCCGAAAGCGCCCTATGAGAAGATCGGCTATGCCCGGCCGGTGGTGCTGGACAGCAACGGCGCCTGGGAGGCGGTGCTGGAAAACGCCTATGACATCATTGTGACCAGCGAGATCAACGGCGAGGACACCCTTTCCTTTAAGATTCCCTACCAGGACGGCAAGCGGGGGTATATCGACAGTGAGAAGAAGATCCAGATCGTGGATGATGTGTATAAGGTCAGGACGGTCACGGACACCAGGGACACAGACGGCAGTGCCGTCACAGAGGTGTACGCGGAGGCGGAGTTCTATGACCTGACCTTCTCTGTCCGCAAGGAGGAACGTACCTTTGAAGCGGAGTACCCGGAAACGGCGATGGCATACGCCCTGGAGGGTACGGAATGGAGCGTCGGCACAGTGACGGTGCGGACACAGCGCACCTGGACCAGTACGGAGAAAAACGCTTTGTCCATCCTTCGGAATATCGCAGACCTCCACGGCGGCGACCTGGTCTTTGACTGCCCGAACCGGCTGGTGCATCTGCTGACGGTCAACGGCAAGGACAGCGGCGCCCTTTTTGCCTACAAGAAGAACATGAAATCCATCCAGCGGGTGGTGGACACCAGGGAGCTTGTGACCCGGTTGTACGCCGTGGGCGCGGAAGGGATGACCTTCGCGGACATCAACGGCGGAAGGGCATATGTGGAGGACTTCACCTACACAGACGAGGTGAGAATCTCCACCCTGGACTGCTCCTCTTTCACGAATCCCTACCAGATGAAAGAATATACCGAGATGCGGCTGGCGGATTACGCAAAGCCCACCATTTCCTATGTGTTAAACGCGATGGACTTATCCGTGCTGACGGGCTACGAGCATGAAGCCTGGGAACTGGGAGATTATGTCCGGGTAGAGGATAAAGAACTGGGGCTTTCGGTCACCACAAGAATTGTCCGCCGGGAATACAACCTGCAGGAGCCGTGGAACACGGTGCTGGAGCTTTCCACCACGCTGAAAAACCTGGGCAGTTCCGCCAGTGAATGGGACAACGCGGCGGACTCGCTGGAAGGCACCAGCATGGTGTCGAACAACGATATCCGGGAAATGGTTCCTTTCAATCTGCTTAGAAACTCCCGCGCCGATGACGGGCTTGCCTACTGGGTCAGTTCCGGCTTTGAGGCGGACAGTGAAAACGGCGCGTCCGGCACGGCGTCTTTCAAAGCGGAGGGCGTGGCCGGCATGACCAAAAGCCTCTCCCAGACTGTCTACCCCGCCAACCGCTCCAGCTACACCCTGTCGGCACAGATCGGCTCGGAAAATCTGGAGAAGTTAAGCGAGGATTCCCAGGTGGGCATTGAAGTGGTGATCGAGTATGAGGACGGCAGCACGGAAAGCCGGTTCATTGATTTGTATTAGGAGGTGTCTATGGCTTATTTATCTTCAACTTCCGCCCGGATCGCGCCGGAGAATTATTCCTCCAGGGTCAAGTCCATCACGGTGCGGGTGTGCATCACGAACTGCACCGGGACGCTTTATATCACGGACATCCTCCTGCAGGCAGGGTCCGTGGTGACGGGATGGGTAGGCCATCCCTGCGAGATGAAGTGGACGCTGGATGGCTGAGATTGCTTTTATCCGGCTGGCGGAGGTTATCAACCGGAAACAGGATATGCGTGTCGTGAGCGTTACCGTGAAGCCTACCATCGCGGACTGCTCCGGCACGATCTATTTTACGGACCTGATGCTCCAGGAAGGTTCTGCGCTGACGGGATACACGCCACATACGGAACCCTTCCTACAAAAGCTGCGTGTGGACGGCGAGGTCAAGCCTCCGGTCTGGTTCAACGGCGTGGTGCGGGGCGAGGAAACGGTCATCCTCTTTAATCTTGGGGAGACTTCCGCTGGGCTGGATGTGCATTTGTACCCCAAGTCCGACCTGGAAGCGGGGGCAGTTTCCCTCTGCCAGGGCGTGGGCGGCCAGAAGGTATCCTTCCCCAACGCCGTCCCCGCCGAAGCGGACCTTGCTCTGCTTGCCAGCACACGGCAGTGTACGAAGAACGGCAGCCCGGAGAAAAAGGAGGGCTTTTACCAGTACAGCGCCGCCTGGGATTCCAAGCATAAGGTGACGCTCCCGGAAGGGAAAACGGCGCGGGTGCTGTTTGAGATGCAGGAAATGCAGGATGGAGGTGAGCCGATCTGATGGACACACTGAAAGGCAAGCAGATCATGGTATGGACGTTCATGGGCAATGCCCGGATGTACGAAGCCCTCCGGGACTACGGCGACCGCATCAGCCAGATCGGGCTGTTCTCCTTTAAGGTGCGGGCCACCGGGGAGATTTACGAGAGCGGCGTGGCGATTTCGGATATGCTCACCTACATCAACAAGTGGCCACATATCAAGTGGCTGCTGACGGTGGCAAACGACGGGGCGAACAGCATCTTCCGCGCCCTGCGGGATAACACGGACGGGGCGCAGGACAGGTTCCTTTCAGAGATCGTCCGCATCATGGAGAAATATCCCTGGTGTGACGGCATCGACATCGACCTGGAGCGTGGGGACGGCTATTCCACCCATACGGAGTCCACGGCGATGTTCTGCAACATCTACAATACGGTGAAAGCCTATGACCCTGCAAAGCACATGAACATTTGCCTTCCGGGAATGACCTCGGTAAACGGCTCGGTGGGCGGCGAGAACTGGTGCGTTTACGGCGACTTGGACGCTTACTGCGATACCGCGTCCATCATGTCCTACGGCATGGCTTGGGCAGGCTCCGCACCGGGACCCGTTTCCCCAAGAAGCTGGCTGGAGGGCATTTACGATTACGCCACGAAGGTCATGAACCCGGATAAGATATTCCTCGGTATGCCTGCCTACGGCTGGAACTGGCAGATTTACGATACGCCGGAGAACCTGGGCGAGACCTACCGGGGCGTTTCCAACACCTACTACGCCGCAAGGTACTGGATGACGGGAGCGTACAACTTCACAGGTGACGCGCCGCCCCAGCCCTTTCTCCCTATCGTGGCCTATTGGGATGATTATGACAAGGTGCCTTACGCCTTTCCCCATGTCTACGATTACATGGAAGGAGCGGACGCAGTTTCCCGCGAGTACAAAGGCGATGCGCTCCTGCAGAAGGAGTTCACGGTGGACTTCCTCCAGAAGAAAACAAAAAAGAACGAGGGCGAAGTCCCGCAGTACTATGTGGAGGGCAACCACGAAGCCATCATCGATCCTGCCACCTTCGACTATGTCCAGGCGGAGATGGCAAGGCGGACAAAAGACAAGCACCGCTACAGCGGCGTGAGTATGTTTTCCTCCAAAATCAAGTGCGGCGAATGCGGATGTTGGTACGGCTCAAAGGTATGGCACTCCACAGATAAATACCGCCGGGTCATCTACCAGTGCAATCACAAGTACAAAGGCGGAAAGCCCTGCAGTACGCCCCATGTCACGGAAGATCAGGTCAAGGACGCATTCGTCAGGGCAGTCAACATCCTGCTCTCCGAGAAGGAAGAATTATCTGTCAATGTGCAGATGGTCATCGCCATGCTGTGCGACAGTGCAGAACTGGAAAAGCGACAGACAGAACTGAAGGAAGAACTGGAGGTTGTGGTGGGGCTGGTGGAGCGATGCGTGGCGGAGAATGCCCGTGTCGCCCTTGATCAGGACGAGTACACGCAGCGTTACAATGGACTGGTCAGCCGTTATGAAGCGGTCAAGGCGCAGTACGATGAGGTCACCCAAGCAGTCGCTGATAAAGCCGACCGGAAAAAACTTTTGGAGCAGTTCCTCCATACGGTGGAGGTGCAGGAGCCGGTCACGCAGTTTGATGAACGGCTGTGGTCGAGTTTGGTGGATTTCGTAACGGTGTACAGCGAGAAGGGCATCCGAGTGACCTTTAAGGATGGGACGGAGATACAGGTTTAAAGGTTGTTGACGTCTACGCTACCTGAAGGAACACCGGCCCGGCCTTTACAGCAGCTTGATTTTGAGCGAAAGGCTGTACCCGCACCTGTTGGAGATAGACCGGGCAGCGCG